CAAATGAGATTTTCACTCCGTCTACTGCACTCTGCAGTAACGTGATAGAACCTTGCAGGTTATCCATCATCGTTTCAGACATATTCGCTGCTGCTCCGTCTGCATTGTTGATGGCATCTGCCAACTTATTGTAGTCCTCTTCCGAGGCGTTCAAGATAGCAAGCAAACCTTTCTGTGCCTGTGTTCCTGCGATTGTATTTGCCAGGTTTGACTTCTGCTCAGCCGTCATACCTGCCGTAGCCGTCCTTAACTCACCCATCACATCAGATAAATCCCTGGCCTGTCCGTTGGAATCAAAAAAGCTGATGCCTAAGTCTTTCATAGCATCAGTCGCTCCATTGGTGTTCGTCGATAATCTCGTGAATATTGAGTTGAGTGCCGTACCGGCCATTGTCCCCTTAATTCCAGTATTCGCCATTAAGCCTGTCATAAGGGCAACATCTTCTATGGAGTAACTGAGCGATCCTGCCATAGAGCCTGCATATTTGAAAGTCTCGCCCATTCCGGAGACTGTCGTGTTCGCATTTGATGCAGCCGCCGCCAAAACATCTGAGAAATGTCCGGCATCACCGGCTTTCATGTTGAACGCCGTAAGTGCATCCGTAACAATATCGGATGTCGTTGCCAAATCTTCTCCGGAAGCTGCCGCCAAGCTGAGAATGCCTTCGATACCGTTCAGCATATCGTCGGTTTTCCATCCAGCCATTGCCATGTAGTTAAACGCCTGCGCTGACTCTTCGGCTGTGAATTTCGTGGTTGCACCCATTTCCTTTGCCTTATTCGTCAGTTTGACAAGCTCTGTGCTGGTGGCTCCGCTTATAGCCTGG